TTATATGGCATCAGTTTCTCCCATTGTGTGGGCATTCAGTTACAGGACAGTAGCGTTTGCATAGGCCAGAGGGGCGTGGGTTCCACACATCCGACTCAAACGCTTTCTCCATTTTACCATATATTTTAAGCCATTTCTCCCATAGATGTGGCTCTGCGTCTATTTCGTATTCGGCTTTGACCAAGCTGTTTGCAACCACAAACAGAAGCCCTGCCTTCACTTTCTTAATCTCAGGGTAGTGTTTGAACACAGTAAGTGCCATCAACTCTAACTGCCCTTTGTCAGCATACTTAGCCGACTTACCAGTCTTGTAGTCAATGACATATGCAACACCTGCTAACACGTCTACGATTATTAGGTCAGCTATACCACGAAACCACACATCATGCGCAAAGAAGTCACATGCTTTGAGGTCAGCGGTCAGCCCCATCTTCTTCTCGCATATCTTTACACCACGTCTGGATTTTAGATTGTCTAGCATACCTTGTATGAACCCAAACTTCTTTGGGATCGGCACATCGCTACCTATGTAGTCTTCGCAAGCCTTGTGCAGTTCAGTGCCATAGCGCATGGCCTCTGTCTCTTCGACAGGGTACTCTTTCAATATCTTTTCGTGATAAAACTGCTTTGGGCATGTCTCAAATGCCTTTGCTTTACTGAATGACCAAGGGGCGATACTCACTCACAATCTCCATATGATTTAGCGGTTCCGCTTTCACAATCGACAGGTAAACCTTTCGCCCACTCAGGCGTCCAACGCATACATGTCTCTACGAATGCCTGTGCTTCTTCCACTTCGTTATCTTTAACACAGCATACAATACTGTCGTGTACGGTCAACACAACTTTGTAATTCTTGGCTATTCTTAACATCTGCTCACCAATTATGCACCGTGCAATCCCTTGGCATACGTTCTCTATTACCTTGCCGCCGTAGATTTTGTTTCGGCCTCGACGTACCTTATATGTGTATTCGTCACCATCATAATTCAGGTCTTCATAGAACAACGGCAAGCCAGACGGTAAGACCAAAGCCTTGTTACTGGCATCAACACCGATTATCCCTCTGCGCCCGAATGGCACGGCTCTACCGTTAGCCAGTTGGCTAACCATATACTGCGCGTCACGCCACAGCCTGCTAATCGCAAAGTTTGATTGGCGGTAAATACTAATGATGCGCCGCGCTTCATCTGGCGACACACCATACCCAAACGTCTTTAGCTGCACACCAAACTTCTCAGCACCCATTCCGTAGCCTGCGCCAAGGATCGTAGTCTTACCAACAAAACGTTGGTCTTTTGTTACGTCTTCTTCGTCACAGCCGTATATACGTGCAGCCATTTTTACATACACATCTTCGCCGTTAGCGAATTGGCTAACAAGATCATCCTGTCCCGCCAACCACGCAAGCACTCGCGCTTCGATCTGAGAACTGTCGGCCTCTACCACCGTGTAGCCTTCAGGTGCAACGATAGCTTTTTTCAACTTCTTACCATTTGGCCCTCGGCTTGGTAGGTTTTGCAGATTGATCTTGTCAGACCCACCCCATCTACCAGTGTGCGCGGCGTAGTATCTTACAGGTACGGGTAGCTTGCCACGTTGAGCGATACCTATAAACCTCTCTGTACGTGTCTCCTCAAGCGTACTTTTGTTACCCAAACGTGCCGAAACCAAAGTCTGCACACGATCATCTTCATGTTCTAACAATTGTTTGAACGCTTCGTCAGACTTAGCAAACGCATATGTCTCTTTACCTGTCGTCAAACTTATCTTCATTGGTGGCTCAACATCAAAACCACGTAGCATGTCAGCGAACTTCTGGTTAGACATCAGGTCTTTCTTGTCGGTGACGTTGGCATCGTCCAACAGCTTTGCTTTACGCGCCTTCGTATCCTCAAGATGCTGCTCCAGTAACCCAAGGTCTAACTCCAGTGTCGGCTCAATAAACATACGCAGTGTCAAGTCTATCAGCTTCAACTCTTGTTTAGGAAAACTTGTACCCATGTGTTTGAACAACTGAAACGTCAGGTCTACATCGTTCTTGGCGTATTCGCCGTACCGATTTATCTCGTCGTCGGTGAAGTCTGCGCGGCGTTTGCCCTTGGCGTTCTGCACCTCGGTTCCTTTCACACCTACACCGTACCTCTCAGCAACGGCTTTGAGCGATGCGCCCTTTTCCACACCATGCAGTGCGCGTGACATATACATAGTGTCGAACCATATCTTCGGGTTAACTCCGTATCGCCACTTCAGTATCGCTCCGTCAAACATCGTGTTGTGACATAGGATTGCGCTGTCAGAGAAGTCTATGTGTGTTAGTAGACGTTTGATTTTGCCTGGACAGTCTAACCACACCGTAGCACCACTGTTCTTTTTGATAGCTAACCCGATCACTTCGAACTGCTCGTCACGCACATACTCTTCTGTCGTAAGTTTGGATAGCGAGTACTGTTGATCGTAATAGGTCTCAAAGTCTAGCGTATAGATATCCATCACTTGCTCACGATCTCGCCGCCGCAAGCCATGTATCCACAGGCATCTATCCAGTTGTCGATATGCTTTTCGTTCTGCTTGATCCGCGCAAGTTTCAGCAGGGTCATCATCACTGCCACGTCTTGTGGCCCAATCGAATGTATACCAAGATGCGTGTTCCAGTACGCCGCTATAGTGAGGAAGTTATCTTCCATGTCGCCGTGGTCTGCTGCACGATCTTTCGTCACGTATTTCTTTGCCGTCTCTAGAATACCTGAGCGACTAAACTCGTGTTTCCACTCTATATCTTCACGCCAGTTGTCTGACCCAATACGACTAACAAGTTGTTTAACAAACTCTATGTCTACACCACAGGCTTCTGCTACCTCGGCGTATTCGGCTTTGCGGTTAGCAAGTAAATACTGCCATACACGTTCTTCTTTATTTGACATGTCGTTCTCCTATTTTATGTCTTTTCTAGGCAAGCCATATTGCTTCTTCATGTGCGATACTGCTTGGTGGCTTATCCCTAGTATTCCACCGATCTCACGAACCTTCATACCCTTGTGCAGCATCCTGTTAACAACTTTTGCCTTGGGGGTTAGCTTAATCGTGATATCACGCGGTGGGTCGTATGCCATTTGTCGCGGACGCCCACCCTTCATTGCATTCTTACGTTGCTGTGCGTAGTCAATCGCAGGAACTTGCAATCGCTTGTTATTCTCCCTGTCGATCTTGTTCTGCTTCAGCCACGCCTCACGGTATAACTCCTCATACGCTTCGCGGTTCATGTGTCTACTCCATACGCCTCTTTTAGTTTTGCAACGTAGTCGTCAAGTTCTTCTCTTGCTGCAAACAAGTCTCTCTCCAAATTCGGATACGCATCTCTCGTATGCCGTAACGACTTTAAATTACTGACCTGCTGCTTCAACCATTTTAGTTGCTGTTTTTGAAATGTTGTTAGCTGCTCTTCTAACATATGTATCTCCCTAGAACGGTGGCTCTTCACCTTCGTATGTTGGAACCCACGCGACATGATCGCGTAGGTCATTAACTTCTTTTGGCTTGTTAACCTCAAGCAAACCTATTTCTCGTAGGTGCTGCTGCAAATCTAAAGGTAGATTAGTTTCGACGGAACCATGCATCGTCCAAAGCCCACAAAATATATGACGCGGCTTTGCTATTGTTACCGCATTCTACACTTGCTTTGCTAACGATACGATCTCGTCGCATTCGGCTTAAGGTTTGGTTAACCTCAATTTCACCTGCGCCTAGCTTCTCAGCTATCTCCCCGCCTGTTTGTGCGTAAGAGTGTTCAGGTTGCTTAAACAACCACACTACACGTTCTTCCATAGACGTATCTGGGATAGATGTATTACGTTTAGAGCCTGGCTCTGTAGGTAAAACTTTTTCGGATTTTGTGTCACTACGATCACTAGGTGGATCGACACGGCGCACCAAACCAATCGACTGCCACTCGCAATCGGTGGGACGAGACTTCGTTGAAGGTACATTTTTATAGCACTTCAACTCGTACCATTGGTTAAGTTGTAGGTCGTCACGTGCTAGTGCGTTTGCGTGAATAAAGATAGCCTCATCATCTTCTGAGATAGCAAAGGCACTTTTGTTTGGTAGTATATTATATACTAAGGCGGTTTTGTTTACGAATTTACCCATGACTGGGGGTGTTCCTTTCCATTGTTATATTTTGGTTGTCTACTAAAGGGGGCTGTTTGAATTTCCCTAATAGGGCAAGGTTTCAGCTTCCTCATAGTGCAACCTTTCAAGTGTTAGCCAACTGACTAACGGTTCAAGATATCTTGAACATCAGATATATTCTCCTCGTTTACTACTAGGGCGATGCCACCTGTCTCCGCAATCTGATCAAGATTAACCTGTTGCAAAGGTGTAGGTTTTTTCTTCCCTGATTTACATTCGATACCTATGAAGCGTCCGTCATGGCAGACTACAATATCAGGCACACCGCTACGTCCATACCCACCTGTTACTGGGTAAAAGAAATATGCGTCATGCTCTTTCAATATAGCTACTACCTTCTTTTTTACTTTCGCTTCAGGGGTCATCAGTCTTGCATCCTTTGGTAACTGGTGTCCACAATTATTTTGTAGCACACCTAATTTTATTTTTTAGAAGGTGGTAAAAACTATTCCCACTCACCTCCAACTATTGTGAATGTATGCCTGTCTCTACGCATCCCTGCGGCCTCTATGTGAGGGTTAATTAGCAGGGCGGCTAACTTACTTTGCATCCACTGTGGCAACTCATCTACAGAGCCATACCATCCTGTAGGTACTTCATCACATGCAACTCCAATACATGTAACTTGTACTCTACAAGAGGTAGGCTGTATGTAGACATGGTAAAGGTTATCGTCAACCCATTCAATATGTTTATTTTTGGTAGAGCGTACTTTACTGAGAGTATACATAGTAAACATTGTCCAAATGTTCAGGTCTGTACCCAACACCATCGACGAAATGTCCCTGTGGAACCATGTTCAGTTTCGTAATACCTTCAAGGATATACTGAGGTACGTCCTCTTGTGCATACCACTTGTAGTCTTGACCCCCTGCTTCGTGCCAGAAGTAGCTAGTCATATCCACCATCGGCATGATACCAACCTGTACACCAATACGTGTCTGCTTGATATACACTACGTCAGCTCTAGGATTTTCACGTTCCCTACTACGGGCTTCGTCTAGTTGTTCAAACATTGTAATAAGTTCCGTCTTGAAACCTTCGTTTACAAACATATGATCTGTAGCAAGTAAGTGTCGTAGTTCTGCTTCTAGACTAGACTTCTCACCACTTAGAAAATCTCTGGTAAACTCACGGCGTGATTTGGTAGAAGCGTTGTTTGCATTAGAGTTTAACTCTGTGAACTTGGTACGCGCATCTCTGCGAGTTGCAGCAATGATTTCATGTATTGAGAAAGGCGTAAGGTACTTACATGCATTCTTCACAGCCTTGTCAAAATGCTTCGTCGAGGATGAATTTTCCATACGACCATGCCCATACTTAGCATTCTGTATATTACGCGAGAACACTGTGTATGTTTTGTTGGTACCGCCAGTGTACTTGAAATCGCCGTAAGCAACGTAGCCCATAGCGAACGGTTCTTCTTTACGGTATATATACCACTCTGTACCCAATGCTACTTTTTGTGCATAGGACGCACGTAGTTGTCTAGCAACAGTCTCAGCAAACTCTTGTGCGTTTGGACAGTGGCGCTCCGTAAAAGCATTTGCCTCTGCGATGAGTTGTTTTACTGATTTAGGTCTTTCACTCATATCATTCTCCATTGTTTAAGTGATGGGGGAACCGTGTACAGCTCCCCCTGTGTGCAGCCACTCGCAAGGATTTAACGAGACTTACACTGACGTGGTTAAGGGTATACAATGTGTCCAGTGACCCCACGCACTCACGCCTTACGACCAAGTGTTAGCCGTGTGGCTAACGCTCGGATTTAACCATAAAACCTGCGTTGTTGTTGATGAACGAATTGTACCGCGCACGTATTTTGCTTAGGTCTTCTTTGTTCTGTACTTCTTTGATCTTGTACGTCTGGTTCAGATACCACCCATCGCTTGTGCTTGCTGCAAACATAACCCAGAAGTTTAGGCGCATCGGGTGGTTCTCGTCCTTCAGTATCTCACGTGTCCACTCTGACTTCCAAGGTGACCATACGTTTATACCCTCACGTTCACAGAAATAGTTATGCATCTCCCCATTCTTGTTTGTCGTGTACTCATACTCCAACGGTAGCAAAGGTGTCATAGCCATGCCCCATTCGAAAAATTTATCGAGTGCGGGTTTGAACTTAGCCTTCAGCGTCTTGTTTACTTTCGGCCCTGTCGGTAGAGAACGCCCAGAGATACCATCGTGTTCCCACACACCAATACTTCTCTGTATGAATGTCAGAGCAGAGTTGTCGTCTGTCGTACGTTTCCACTTGTGCCAGTGATGCTTCTCTTTACCATCATGCTTGATCTTCGCCCACTCCGCACGTGGTACGGTCTTGTTCTTGGCAAGGTAGAAATCACCAGACTTGTTATGGGTATCGTTGTACCGATAGTCGGGATCAGTTCCGTTGTTGAGCAGACGTATGTACTGCTTGCCACTCCCATTGTGAATAAACGCCATACCCTTCGGCGTGTGTCTTTCAAGCATAGAGTAGTGAGAGATACTGTACCCAATACCTGTCATGTTGTTGATGGTCACGGTGACTGTACCGTCTTTACGCTTGCGCCACACAATCGGTGCATAGTCTTCTAGCTTCGCACCATGATCGTCATACGTAGCCACGTAGTTACCATTAACTTGTTTAGACGTGTTGTAACCCCAGAAACGAAACAAGTCGTTACCACGTTCGTTTCCACAACTGATAGCGTAGCAGTTTCGGCTGATCTTCTGGATAGTCTCCCACTTACGCGCACGATCACCGATAGGCCGCACGTTGCGGCTCGTACCATCCCTACGCTCACGTATTGGTTTCGTATTTTCGTAGTGATAAACTACGTCCTCGAATGTGTTGAATGCTGAATATGTAAGCATTACATGTCTCCCGATTTGATATGTACTGTTTTGCCAACGTCTGGATTGGCACGTTCGTTGTCCAAGATTGTCCACAGCACAGGCATAGTCCACTGACCCCAATCACCCCAGACGTACCCGTCTGTAAGAACGATCACCGCTTGTGCGTTTATCTGTTTGTCTCGGATGTAGTTAGCCACACAGCTAACGTCCGTGCCGCCACCACCCGCAGGTTTAGTTGACTTGGTGATGTTGTCGATCTCATCCGCACTGTAGTACTCGTCTGCACATACTTGTGTATCCCAGTACAGAATGCGTATCGCTTCAGGCCGCACCGTGTCAGAGATAGACTTAATCTCTGTTAGCCACGTGGCTAACTCCACACCACCGACTGAGCCAGACATGTCAGGTGCCAGTATTAGTTCTCCGACTTGCTCGGTAATACCGCTTGGCATAGCGACACCCATACCGACATATCTACGGTTTAGCTTGTTGTATGTGCTGAAGTCTTTACCTGCACACGTGTCTGTGATGAAGTCACGTAGTGCCTCACGCCAATTGATCTTTGGTGTTAGCAGTTCTTCTAGGTCACGGTTACCACCGCTGCCCATCTTACCTGCAACCGTATTGCCTTGACGGATACCCTCGTCAATCTCACGTTCCAACTCACGTTTCTCTTCGTCAGTCATTTCTTCGGCTGCTTCCCAATCGTGATCGTCGAACGGCTGCTGTCCATCATCGGGATTACCACCGCCAGTGCCGCCACCGCCGCCACCGTTACCAGGGGGCAGCAAGTCGTACACTTCCTGAGAGTTCATACCCACGTATTGTCTGTCGTAACAGCCAGATGCTAGTGCGCCTGTCATTGTGGCGAACTTGTCTTCGCTGAACTCGTCAGTGATCTTGATGTTGATCACGTGATCGCAAGCGATGTTGGCACGTTGTGGGTCTTCCTTCCAGAGATGTCTCCACGTGGTAAGGTGCTTGTACAATTTGTGGTACACTTCGTGCAGCACAAGAAAGCGTAACTCGGCATCGTTTAGCTGCGCCACGAACTGACGTGAATAGAACTCGTCTTTGCCGTTAGTGTATGCAGTTGTTGTCTTTGGGTTGTCTGTGATCTGACGTTTGCCGATCATCAACACCGCAGATAGATACGGCGCACGACCCATGATTTTGACAACGGCCTTTGACAGCCGTTGTTCTTCTGTAAGCGTGTTAAGCATTAACATTGTTGTTCTCCACTTCTTCTGCATTAGTCACCATAGTTTCACGGTGTACTATTTTTTGCTCGCCCTCGTATGGAAAGACAGCTTCACTATCTTCCAATATTTCTTCGGCCTTTTCTTTTGCTTGTTCGATACTGTCTGCGTAAATACGCAGAACAACACCCTCTTGGTAGTGAACCCCTACTCTATACTCTTTCATCGTTGTTCTCCTTTCTGTTAGCCAATCGGCTAACTATTCTTTATCCGCAGCAAACATGTAGTTGTTTACCATTGCCCAATCAGTGAACTTCTTGTTCGTCATCACCATAGCTTGCTTGCTGTACTTCGGTGACCCGACACCGTTAGCGAACAAGCCCTGTGTCTCGGCATCCAGACGTGGCAAGTAATCCATCCACGCATTGAGCCAATCTTTCTCCAGACTTGCCAGTGTACGATACACGACCATGACTTTCGCTGCCGCACTATCAGGAACGAGTGCGTTCTTTGGATCATCCTTGATAGATTGCAGTGTCGGTAGCTTATCGGCTAGTCGCACGAACGCCATCAAATCCATCGCACCACGATCACCGATAGTACCCATCAGCGCTGCCGTCAGTGTCTTGTCATTCATGTGTGCGCGTCTGTGTAAGATGTTAGACGCCTTATGAAGAGATCTAGGCGTGACGAAATGCTTGCGCGATGCTTTCGGATGGAAGATGTATGGGTTTTCTTCTGGGTCTTTCACATCTTCGTATGCGGCAAACAACTGTGGATTATCTTTGACCCAACCAAGTAAGGTGTGGTCAATGTCGTTGTTGATACCCCATTCGATCCACGTCATGTGGTCGGTCTTGCGTACTTGCACCACAGTCACACGGTTGTACTGATGCGGTAGCAATATGTCACCGACACCCTCGCTGCCTTTGTTTGTCGTCGCAAAGACAATACTGTCTGGGTGCAATTTCTTGCCACACATCTGCCTCTCTTGCATCAACAAGTTCAGCGCGTTCTTGACCGATGGATTAGCCTTGCCGTACTCGTCGATCATCAGGATCACAGGCTTGTCTAGGTGCAAGCCCATCTCTTCGTTAGGCGCAAAGCTAACATAACCTTTCGTCTCGGCATCCTTGATCACAGGCAGCATCATGTCGCCCAAGTCTTTGTTCGTAGCGTCAAAGTAAATCGGTACGTGATTGGGGTGACGCTCCGCCAGTACAGTGAGCATTGAAGACTTGCCGTTACCCATGTCGCCCTGCGCAACCACAGTCACATCTGTGCCAACTGCTGAGATCAAGTCAGCAGTTTCGTCCAAGTCTACTGCATACATCATTTGTGCATTGTTCATTTTGTTGTCCTCCAAAGACTAATTACATATCTAATGATGGCAGTGCTGCGATTGCCGCGTCCACTGCACGTTTTGTTTCGGCACGGAAGTAGTCGTCCTCACGTAGTGCGTCAGGTGTGACCCCGACCAGTGCCTCTTCGAGTTGATCTGCCATTGCTGTCATTTGAACAGAGTTAGTCACATTGCTAACACGTAGCAGTTCAATCATATCCATGACGTTCGAGACGAGTGTATCGCGGAAAACTTTTTTGTTCTCCTTGTCGGCGTAGTCGAGTTTCTCCGACATGTTCTTCAACACCTTGTACAGACGTTCCCACACGTCATTCATTGCTTGCTTTGCTTTCTCCTCGTAGTAGTTGACATAACTAGATTGCAGTTCGGCGATAGCCTCTTTCGGCAAGTCCACACGGAAGTCACCGCTCTCAGGCAGAGGTGCGTATGCAATCACGCATTTGAATTTCTGACGCAGTTCATCCACTGTCGGATAGTCTTTGTCGTTGTACATATCGCCAAGATGTACTTGCGCCTCGGCGATACTCAGATTGTAATCATCTAGAAACGTATCTACGAGAGTGTAGAACTTGCTTTGCAGTGCAGTCATTTCGTTGTGGTACTTCATGTACTGCGCTGTCGGTAACAGCCTCGCACCTTTGTCAGCCCAAGGCATTGTCATATGCGTATGCAGTCGGTGTATTGCCGATGCATGTTCGATAATAGCCTTGAGTGCGTCACTGTTTGGTAACAGCTTCTTGTGTACGTTAGCTGCACCGCGTTCTGCACCGTTCGATGCCACGATATCGTTTGACGCTTTCTTGTCAAACTTGCGACCCTCCCACTTTGAGATGTTCACAGTCACAAGCATCGAACTTGATGAAAGCGTTGCGGTGTTGTTAGCCAACTGGCTAACGGTTGTATCGATGTTGTTAATAGCGTTCATTGTTTTCTCCATTGCTATTTTTTAATTTCGTTAGTTATAAACTCGTCTGTCATTTCTTGAACTAGACGGTCTAGGTGATCTACAGCAGCCCACGCTTTACACGCGGGACACTCAGGTTCGCACTCAGGACAACGTGTACCCATGTAGTATTCGACGAACTCTTTTAGATTGCGTATGCTTTGAGGCATTTCGGACAGGTGTCCTATCTGTTCCCAAGTTAAATCAAACTGCTTTATTAACTCAGACGTACTCATTAAAAACCCCCCTCTTATTCCGACGTTGTAGCAATAGATCAGCTACATACATCCGTTGGTTTACATAATCAGACCGATTGATCTGACGTGCTAAAGTAAGCGCATCCCATACAAAGGTCTGTATCTCGCGATGGGGGCGTTCTTGATTGAATTTGTAGTACATAAGACGTGCTACTACTTTGCTAACAAAACTCATCATTACCTCGACTTCTGGTTTAGATGTTTCAGTTCTTCGCGGTTTGTGATCCGCGTGTAATGTCCCTTCGGCGTGGGTACGATTGTCCATCCCATGCGTTCATGTTGTGCGTTTTTATCTCCACATGATAAGCAAGTATCGTACCCCAATTCGCCACGTTTTGGCGGGAAGGGGTCGCCACATTCTATGCAGTAATTCATCACATTGTTCTCCTTGTTAGTGTTAGCCAGTTGGCTAACGGTTGGGGTTAGTTGTCTGACCATCTGGCGCAGACATGAGGGTTTGTTTTGTTGTAGCTGCCGTATGAATTTGGTGGGTCATACGATGCAGGCATACGGTCATTGACGAGCCTACGTGCGCCTGCGCGGTAGACAACAGGTGCGCCGTATTCGGCTATGTATTGGTTCGCAAGCGCGAGTAGTTCAGCGGTGCTGTTAGCCGACTGGCTAACACCTGAAATATGTGGACGTACTTGTGCCATGACAGCCTCCGATTGATTAACTGTACTTATATAATACCATATGTATCTGTCTGTGTCTATACTTATTTTATTCAGAACACATGTATTTTGATCTGGTGAAGCGTTGTATGTTTCCAAGTTTTGTGGTGAGACGTGGCTATATGTGGCGATACTTGCATGGGAGATTGGTTGTTTTGGGTTGGGGGAAAGTGTTAGCCGATTGGCTAACTGTCTGTAAATAAAGCAATGTTACCTTGTTACTTTTTGGTTTCGTGCTGTGTTACCTGTTAAGTCATTGAAATTAAAGGAATGTTACCATGTTACTTTTTTGGGGGGATTTGATGAGGGTTTTGGGGATGCTTGATGGAATCGCAAAAAGAGGGTCGAACAGAAATGTTCTCAAGTAATTATTTTAAGGAAACATAGGAAACATTGGTAACAATCGTTTAAAAACAACAACTTAAAAAGA